CTGATATTCGTGAAGAGCAACGAGTGTTTAACTTAATGGCAACACCTGGTTACCCTGAGTTAATGGTTAACATGGTAGCACTTAATAACGAACGTAATAATACAGCGTTCATTGTTGGTGATTCACCGCTAAGACTTAAAGAATCAGGTACAGACCTTATTAAGTGGGCAACTAATAATAGTGGCACGGGTATGGCAACGAATGATGGGTTGAATGTTAATGATAATTATCTAGGTGTGTTTTATCCAAGTGGTAAGACAACTGATTTAACTGGTACAGCGATTGTTGTTCCACCAAGTTATGCAATGTTAAGAACTATCATCAGAAGTGATGACCAATCTTACCCTTGGTTAGCACCTGCAGGTACACGTCGTGGTAACATTGATAACCTTAGTGCTATCGGTTACTTAGACGATGAAGGTGAATTTGCACAAACAGCAGTTCGCCAAGGTTCAAGAGATACATTGTATGAAAATAGTGTAAACCCACTAACATTCATTCCTGGAACTGGTCTTGTTAACTATGGTAACAAAACGACTAAATCTGGAACAGCGTTAGATAGAATTAACGTAGCACGATTAGTTTCTTATATTAGAGGTCAAGTTGATTCTCTTGCTAAGATGTTCTTGTTTGAGCCTAATGATAAATTAACTCGCGACGAACTTAAAGGTTCTATTGAGAAGATTATGAATGACCTTATCGCTAAGCGTGGTTTATATGACTACTTGGTAGTATGTGATTCAAGTAATAATACTCCTGGTAGAATTGATAGAAGTGAGTTATATGTTGATATTGCTATCGAGCCTGTTAAGGCAGTTGAGTTTATCTTTATCCCTGTTCGCATCAAGAACACTGGTGAGATTAGCAACGGTTCATAAGACTTAAATAGTTAAGTTAAATAAAAAGCACCCTACGGGGTGCTTTTTTAATGGGAGAACCAATCTGATATTGATGGTTTGTTGATTCTCTAATCTTGAATATCTGTTTCGCTTTTATTTCTCTATTTTTGAACGATTCGAAATCTAATGATTTTTGATTATCATCAGACCCGTTAGAGAAGAACTCACTAATCCCCATAAGTTTATAACATTACTCGGTTCATCAATGCCTTAATGGAAACTAAACATAACACTGACGCATTGTCATCACCACCATTTATAATTTTAGGTGCCATTTCTATAATCATTTCTCTTAGTTTATCGGTCTTGAACATCAGTGTACATATATGCTCATCATTCTTAATTAAGTTATGAACCCAAATATCCGCTTCAGTTGTTGCTAACCCCGATGGTTTACCACGGCATGCAAGTTCGATTGCAATATTACCTGTTCGATGCCATTGGTCACGTTCTGATTTAACTTCTGATTTGGTAGCACCTGAGAATATGTTATCAATGTATTTTTCCCATTGTTGTCCCCATGATAGGTCAATGTCAAATTTTCGTAGTACGTTTATATCTTTGCTTTCGTTTAATGCCATGTTATCTCCTTATTCAAACCAATCTCCTATCACTGGTGCATTAATTCTGTCCTCTGCTATATCAAAATACTTATCGTCTAGTTCAATTCCTATTCCATTTCTGTTTAGATTTTTACACGCTACTAATGTTGAGCCACTACCCATTGTAAAATCAAGTACAAGTTCGCCTTCGTTGGTGTAGGTTTTTATTAGGTATTCCATAAGGGCTACTGGTTTTTGTGTTGGGTGGTATCCTCTCTCCGTTTTTATATCTAATACTGACTTAGGGAAATATAAATCATTCTTATAATACACTGGTTTAAGTGAACCATTGGCTTTGCCTCCTTGCACCTTTCCTCCTTTCATTCTCATTTTCCCCTTTGTCATTTGCGGTATATATGTTCTACCAAAGACACTTATTATTTCGTGTGTTTTCAGTGGTTGGTATTTTGCTAACGCTACATTTGCAGATGTTTTTTTATGCCACACCCAATCATATTTATAGTTTTTAATATTACTCATTCTTAAAGCACTGCTAAAAGGCTCACTACCAAACAACACTATTGCACCATTAGGTTTTATGAGTTTGTTTAGTCTTTCCCACATCAAATCAAAGTCTATCACTGAATCCCATTTACACGCTGTAGTTCCATAAGGAGGGTCTGTAATAATAGCATCTACCTTAACGCCATCAGCAATAAGCCTATCCATGACTTCTAGGCAATCGCCTTTATGTAAGTTAATCATTCAAACCAAGTGTTTATTGATGGTTGGTTTTCTTTTATAATCACCTTATCATCATCATCTAAAACCATATCGTCAGAAGCATTGATTCTTGCTTCTGCAATTTTGAAATAATCTTTATCCATTTCAATACCAATGAAATTAAATCCAGCGATATTTGCTGACATCCCCGATGTTCCACTTCCCATGAACGGGTCTAGTGTGGTTCCACCTTTTGGTGTTACTAACGTTTGTAGGTACAATATTAATTTAATTGGTTTCACGGTTGGGTGATTGTTCTTTGTTGTTTTTATAGTTAGATTGTTATCGAATTTAAAACCACACCCACACCCATAAGTAGATTTTCCTAATGGAATAGATACATCATGAGTTGGACATTTCCTAATAACATTGGACAAACCTTTGTCATGTGTGTTTCTTCCATCTTTGGTCGGAAAGTCGTCCAATCCTAAATTACGTTCATTCTTTGATGTTTTAGCGCAGTAGAAGAATCTTGATGCTCCGCCATTAATCGATGACGCACCACTCTGTTCATCCATAATCTTGATTGGGCAATCTTCGTGACAAATGTAATCATCTACTGTTTCATTTCCATCTTCATCGCCATGCCCAACCATTTCACCTTTTCGGAAAGTTATATTCCCCCATCCTTCGTATTGTTCTGTATTGGAATTTAACTCATGTGGTTTGCTATTACCTTTTACCGTTTTAACGCCAATACATTGGCACTCAGGGTGATGTGACATAATTATGTTAGATGGGAATCTGCCTGATGTTTTTTCTGCGTTTATAGCACATTCCTCTCCTGTGGAATTCATCCTCCACCCATCATGTGAGTGCTTAGATGGGTTAAATCGTGTTGGTTCTGGTGTACCTGCAACTCGACTATCATCGATGTTGATTCCACCTGTGCCATGTTTTAGAACATTGGCAGCAACGGTTTTTTCTGAAATTGGTTTACGTGCCATGACGATTGGTTCATGTGCTGGTTTTAAAGCAGTACCCCAACCTTCCCACTTCCCACCATTCTCGGTTAGTTCAGTTTCGATAGGAGTGTTATCTGACCCTTGTGCTTTCTTATCAAAGAACCCTTTCTGCCAATCTTCTTGTCCGGTTGGTTCATATTCGTCTCCTAGTCTTGCCTTACGAATTGATTTCCTGCCGCTACCACCATAAATTTCTGTTGCTGTTATTGCTTTACCAACGTTTAAACTTTTCGGGAATCCACTTCCAAAATTCCAAGAAATCATATCTCTTATCTCGAATCCAGCATCTTCAACACGTACTGCCATCCTATGATATGTTCTACTTCCACTGAATGACAATAAGTGACCACCTGGTTTTAATACACGTAAACATTCTTCGAATATTTCTTGACTTGGAACGTCATAGTCCCATTTCTTCCCCATGAAACTAAGTCCATACGGTGGGTCAGTCACAATTGAATCGATGCTGTCGTCATCTAATGTTTTTAATACAACTAAACAGTCGTCATTATATAAATCTATCATTTATTTTCCGTTTTACAAAGGTGATGGTTAAAGATTCTTCTCCACACGTAAGAACGTATTACAGCACTTACCGTGAATATTCCCGTAATACCAAGATTATCAAGCATGGTCATTTCAATGTTCCATAATGGAGCAACGATGTAAATCCATATTATTAGAGATACGAAAAATCCGCTTGTGATATTTAGCAATGATTCAGTGAGTGAACCTAATTTTGATTGTTGCATTATATAAAATATGCTAAAAACATATAATTATATACAATGTGATTTTTATTTTATGATGGGGTTGACCTAAATACCCATTTAGGTTTAAAATAATTTATATGAACGGAGAATAAAATGAAACATGAAATTAAAAATAAAATACTCCACTCTGTTAGAACACCATTGTTCAAGAGCAAGGTATTTAAAGATAAGAAAAAGGAATCTAAAAAGAATGGAAATGATAAGGGCTATGATTATAACCCACACCCTTAATATGTTTAATGCCCATATTTATCATAAAATGAATTAATTCTCATCAACTAAATAATATCACTCGTAAGAGTTTTTTAAATAACACAGGAGGTACTGATATAATTATTATGAAATTTGTTTAATAGCCAATAAGGAGGTACTATGAAAAAGTATGATTGGTCAAAAGAAATTAACGGCAATGGTGAAGATATCGTAACGATGTGCTTTATGTGCTTTATTATAATAATGGGTATAGTATCAATGCTTAACTAGACATAGGAAACAACATGTTTTACTCATAAAAAAGGCAACCTTTAACAGTTGCCTTTTTATTGGTTGATTATATATTACTTATTAAAGATTTTATATAAAACAGCAGCGGCTACTAGTCCAACAAGACCTTGAGCACCAAGTTGTGCAACAATACCAGTGATGGTGCCGATAATGTCACCACCAATGAATGGCACTGTGCCACCGAAAATAACCTGTAATACGATTGCGAACGCAATCAATGCTACACCTGCTTCTGTGCCAGATTTAATCCAGCCTACGATATCTTTTAACATATAATTTCTCCTATGTGGTTAAAATATAGTTTAAAGTCATTCCAGACTTGTAGAAAATGGCAACATCGCCAAATTCATCGGTTTATTTAGTTTTTTTGTTAATAAACTCATTTTTTATATTGGTCGTTTTTTATGCTTGTTGAATAGGATAAATAAGATTAAGTATAATTAAGGAGTAAAATATGTCAGTATCATCATTGACTAGAATGACAACACCATTAGCAACAGACCAATCAGGCTCAAGCCAAGGTTTGTTAATGCCAAAGTTAAAGTATAGATTCCGTGTAGTTTTTGAAAACTTCGGCGTATCTACACCAAGAACTGAACTAACAAAACAAGTAATTGACTTTACTAGACCATCAGTAAGTTTTGACCCAATCGACATTGAGATTTATAACTCACGTGTACGTTTGGCAGGTAAGCATACTTGGGACGATATTAATGTTAATCTACGAGATGATGCTAGTGGCATGGTTTCTAAGTTAGCAGGTGAGCAATTACAGAAGCAATTAGATTTCATGGAACAAGCAAGTGCCGCTTCGGGTGCTGATTACAAATTTACTACACGTGTGGAGATTTTAGACGGTGGTAATGGTGCACACGAGCCAAATGTACTGGAAACTTGGGAAATTTATGGCTGTTACGTTTCAAATATTAACTACGGAGACTTGAACTACGGTAGTTCAGAGCCAGTTACAGTTGCAATGACATTACGTTTCGATAACGCAGTGCAAACTCCAATCGGTAGTGGCATTGGCGCAGATGTTGGTAGAAGCATTGGCGACAGCGTTTCGTAACTAATCCATTATGGGATTTGGTAGTTTTCTAAAATCTTCACTAAAGGAACAACTAGGTAGTTGGGATGATTTTAGTGGTGGATTTAAAGAAGGGTTTTTCGGGGATGATTACTTCCGTGACTATAAGCACGGAAGTAAGATATTCGTTGCCGATGGGCATGCCCTCGCCCCCACTAATAAATTCCTATTCCATGTTTACTTCACGTTAAACACTGCGGAAATACCACAATTAAAAAAATCACTTGGTCCCGATGGGTCTAATCGTATAGGTATGCTTGTTAAAACTGTAAAACTCCCTACATTCAATTTTGAAGTAGAGGAAATGAATCAGTACAATCGCAAGCGATATATTCAGAAGAAGATTAATTACAGACCATTGAATATCACCTTCCATGATGATGGAAGTGATACTGTTAGGTCTATGTGGTACAATTATTATAATTATTATTATAGTGACCCTAGTCATGGATATGATGGGAAAGGTTCAAATAACCCAAGTTATAATGCACGTGATATATACGATAACGGTCGTGTAATTAACGATTGGGGTTTCAATGGTTCAGGACCAAACGGATATGAAAAACCAGCATTCTTTACTGATATAAAGGTATATGGCATGAACCGAGGAAACTTTACCTCGTACACATTGATTAATCCAATTATTACTGATTGGGACCACGATACGTTCGATTACAGTGCTGGTAGCGAGGTGATGCAACATACCATGACTATCAATTGCGAAACTGTTAAATACGGTCGTGGTAAGGTCGGAGAAGAGGTTAAAGGATTTGGTGAATCATCAATGTATGATACTAGTCCTAGCCCACTGCGACCAGGTACGACTGCTAGTTTATTTGGTCGTGGGGGGATGATAGAATCGGGAAGTAGCATCATTGATGATTTGGCATCAGGTAATATATTGGGTGCCATTAGAACTGGTGGTTCTTTGCGGAATACACTTAAAGGAGCAAATGTGGGGTCACTTGTTGCATCGGAATTAGTATCAGGTGCAATATCAATGGGTACCAATTATATTTCAAATAATGGAAGTAGTCTTAGTAGTACATTTTCAATTCCATCGATTGGAACAGGAATAAGCGCAATAACTAGTGGGATTGGAGGTGCAGTGTCTGGATTATTTTCAGGAAGTAACTTTGGTTCAGTAACCGATAGTATTAGTAGTGCGTTACCTAACATGGGAGGAATAACGAATATGTTCGGCGGAGTATCTCCAAGTGCAAATCAGTTAGCAGCAAAGTTAGCGCCAGGTGTATCATTAAACACTAGTGATTTTGAACATATGTTTGCTACTATGCAATCATCAATGCCACAGGGCATGGCAGTATTAGAAGGTAGTACAGGTAGTATTTCCAATGCACTATCTGGAGTAACATTACCGAGCGTAGCAAATCTACAAGATGGGATTCCGAGCATGGATAGTTTGAAAAATATGGCAAACGATTTAACCCCTTCATTGAACAGTGTTGCTAAATCGTTTGCTCCTGTATCGCAGAGTATATCACAGCAAATGAATACGTTGGTTAAGTCAGGTGAGGTAAAAAAACTTACCAACAGTATGCAATCGGCGGGTGATGTATTTAGTAATGGGATTAAAATAGGTTAGTAATGACAAGAAAGTTAAATGTAGATACGTTTTATTCGGATAGGGATATTGGAATAAGTTCCGAACACTATAGTATTGTATTTGGCTTTTTTAAGAAAGTATTCGATACACCAAACACAGCAGATGCCTTCTCTGTTGATTTATTCAGGGTGTCTAAAGCAATTGATGTATCTGTATTAACCCTCTTGGATTCAATGAAAGACAAAGATAAAATCGGAATATCTGAAATAATGGCATATTATCTTAATCAAATACGCTCACAAAGCGCACTGCTTGGGGTTAGTAATGTCATCACCCCGAATCAACAGGTTGCTAGAAATATATTGGATTAATATATGCCTCGATATTCACAAGGTCATTATAAACCTCGTAATCCAACGAAGTATGTTGGTAAAGGTTCCATAATATATAGAAGTTCATGGGAGTTAGCGTTTATGAATTTCTGTGATAATAACGAACATGTTATGGAATGGGCAAGTGAATCCATTAGAATACCATACCGTCATCCACTAACAGGAAAGCACTCAACCTACGTTCCTGATTTTCTAGTAGTGTACCAAAACAAGCATGGTAAGCGTATTGCTGAGTTAATCGAGATTAAACCAAAAAAACAAAGCGTTCTTACTGAGAAGTTAAATAGCAACGAACGTGCTACAGTTGCTATCAATTACGCTAAATGGGAAGCGGCAATTGCTTGGGCAAAACGTAACCACATTGTTTTTAGAGTAATTACAGAAGACCAAATCTTCAGAAAATAACATGACAAAAAAATTAGAAAGTTTGTTTGAGTTACCCGAAACATCACGTAGACCAAATGAAGAAGAAATAACAACACCAGAAGAAATAACAGCAATAGTCGAAATGAGCAATCTTGAGAAGATTGAAAATGCATTAACGGCAGTACGTGGACTAGAAGCAAGTGATAAAGAAATGGATGACCTTGCCAAAAAAGCGGTAGAAAGTTATAAAGACTTAATGGACTTGGGTATGAATGTTGAGCCACGGCATGCTAGTGAGATATTTGGCGTCGCTGAACGCATGCTTAATAGTGCAATCACAGCAAAGAATGCCAAAGTTAATAAGAAACTCAAGATGATTGATTTACAACTTAAAAAAGCAAAGTTGGATATGGATAATCCTGAAGGTAATGCAGGCGGGGCGATGCAAGGCGGTTCGTTACTTGACAGAAATGAGTTATTAGACAGACTTATTAAAGGTACAGACGAATCTATCATTGAGGCAGAAGAAACTGACAAATAGTATAAATACAGATAACATTTAATTACATACGGTAGGAAATTAGTATGAGAACATTACGAGATTATTTAATAGAATCATCAAGACAGTACGAGTACCGTATTAAGATTGCTGGTGAATTATCACAAGAACAAATTGAAAAGATGGAGCAAGGATTTGCGGCATTCGATATGGTTAGTTTATCTGAACCAAAAAGAACACCAATTGAACA